AAATTCCTTTGAAATATATTAACAGTCCATGTTTGTAAAAGAGGTCTTAAACTAACTCCAGAACCTGGGAAAACCACTGTTACCGTGGTAGATGCCTGAACATATCCAGATCCACCTGATATTACTTTAACAGAAGTAATTTGATTATTCTCAAACACAGGAGTAATAATTCCCCCTACACCATCTCCCGTTATTGTCAAATTAGGTGCTGAATTATATTTTTGTCCTACATTTAATACTACAACTTCACTAATAGCACCATCAACAATAATTGGAGTTAATTGAGCATCATTTCCAGATACTAAAGACACCTCAGGTTCTCTAACAAAGTTTAAAACTTCAGATGAACCATATCCAACACCTTGATTAGATAAATGGATAGATGTTACTTCTCCTCGGAATATTGGTTGAACTTCACATTCAAATGTTTCTAAACCAGTTGATGCAATACCAACCTTACCTGTTAAGGTTACATTTATAGCAGGATAATCAAATCTTTGAGTTCCTACTCCTACAGATGTTAAATCAACATACTGTTTTGTTCTATAATTGTATTCTTTATCACTAGCAACACCAACAGCAGATAATTTAAACTTATCATCATCTACTCTTGTTACATAGTACTCTGTACCTACAGAAAGTCCACTTATACCAGTATCAGTGGTACTTGTATACTTAACAACTTCGCCGGAAGCATAATCATGATTATCAATCGTAATTTGATCTAAAGAAGTACTAACTCCAGTTGTTCCAGTCGTTCTGGTTTTATTTTGATAACCAGATCCAGAATCCAATACATTAATAGAATCTACAACAGATTTCTTGAAATAAGATTGTAGACTTTGCTTACCTACACCATAAGAAGTTAATTCAACAGTATTAATTCCTGCTAAAGCATCTCCTTGAGTTTTATGAAGCTTAACTGTAGTCAACCCAACTAAAGAAACATAATAAGGAGATTCTGTAGTAATTCCTCCAACATTTTGCTGTCCACCAGTAATATAGAAAACTTGTTCGCCCGATCCAAACTTATGGAAAGTAGAGAATCCAATAGTGGACTGAGTACTACCTAATGATACTTTTTCGGAGAATGCTTCAGAATCAAAATCTACCGAATGGGTAATTTGCTTCATATTTGCTGAAGCAACAGCACCTTTTCCATTTCCTCCAGTAATAGTGACTACTGGTGTTTCTTGATAATCAAAACCAGGACTACTAACTCTAATTTCACGTAAATTACCAGAAAGTGCAGGATATCCCGTTGCAGCTGTTCCAACAGGGTCTTCAAGGAGTAATAGAGGTGGATTAATTATATCATAATCTGCTCCCGAAGATTGGACTTCTATTTCATTGATTTTTCCATAATAAACCCTATCTCTAGACTTGTAATTTAAAACTTCTACTCCATTTACCAAAATACCAGTAAAACCAGGTAGAGTCTCAGTAGTAACTCCATCCGTCTGTGCAGGAGATATTTCTCTTAAAAGTCTTTGTGATTCTAATGTTTTAAACTTAAAGTCATAAGGTTCAAGGATGTTATCAGTTAAAGCAACAGTGACAGATGCGGCAATAAAGTTATCAGCATAGATTTGATCTTTACTATAGGATAATTTAACTGTTGTTTGATCTACTCTCTTGATAAAATAAAGTTTTTGTCCATTTGGGATTAATTCAGTTTCGGTAGTATCACTAACATCTTCAAGACAAACAAATCCAACATCAGAAGGAAAAAATGAAGATTTAACAACCAGTTTATATTTCTTTGTACCTACTGAATTAAAATATTCCTCTTCAACTTTTTGGGGAATATAATAAACCATATCCCCAGTATAGAATCCATGATCCCCAGTAATACCTATCTCAATATTAGTTGCTCCTTCATCCACAGTTGTAGTAAAGATGGATTTCTGACTAGAAACATCTAAAGGTTGATTTGCATAAGTTGGAAGTGAAGGAGAAGCAATTAAAAGTCTTTCATCATCCAAATAAACATTTTGGACATTACTTGCATATATTTCTGCTTTGGGAAAAGTATTGGATTGAACTTTTGAAATATCTCTTCTAAGTCTATAAGTTTCAGTAGGAAGAGTTCCTTGTCCTCTAATTAAAACTGTATTTGCTGAAGTAACATTAATAATCTGTGTACTACGTGTAACATCATTAGAATCAATGATAGATGCAGCATCACCTATCTTAAAGATATGATCAACACCTAGAACTACACTATAACTTTTATCCGAAGCGTCTGCTAAGGTCAAAGAATCAACTTTATAGATAGGGGCAACATTATAGAACCAATTCTTTGGTTTAAAGGCAGTTGCGCCAATTCCTAAGGTTTTAATCTTAGCAGTATCTCCAGCGGAATAATAATGAGTATTATCTTCATATTCTAAATCTTTTAAGACAGAATTAATCCTTACAAGGATAGTTTCATCTTGATCAGAGAAAGAACTACCGAAAGCAAAAGTATTAATTCCAACAATAGACGCATTAGGAAGAGTTCCTGTTATTTCATCAACTCCAAAGAACTGTGTAAGGGATTTGGAGGTATAAGAAACTACACCAGTAGTAGAATCATTATAAGTAACAAAAAGATCGCCAGTAGCGCCAAAACCAACGGTAGAGTCAACATCTAGAACAGTAGATCCTGCTGCAACTTGTCCAATTATTTGAGTACTTGGTTGAACAGAGAATGAACCATAAATTGAGCCTTCAACCCGAACATCTCTATTATATCCAGCATCTATAGAAATCTTATAGTAAGTTCCGCCAATACTAGGACTAATTTTCTCTACACTAGTAATAGGAGCATATGCTTTATGAGGATTAGATTCAAAGGGGTACTGGAACAGTGTTGATTGCTCCAAGTCCATTGGATCACCACCATCAGGAATGGATTCTACTACTAAATCATTCGTAATTCTATATTCAGCATTAGAAGGGGTGAAAAGAAAATCTTTTGGTCTAACAATTCTTACTTCTTCATCATAAAGTGCTTTAAAGAGAATTTCAAAAGATCTATCAGTACCTTTACTTAAGTAAAAGTCTTTTGCTTGCTTAATAAAGATCTCTTGGTTTAAATTTTGGGTTAAAGTCCTATCTTCTAATCCAGGAGTAAGTTGATGTTTAGATTTTAGTAAAAATTGCTTAAGAAAGAGTGAACTAAGATTAGATATTGTTGATTCTACTTCATGCTCTGCTGCTTCACTCTGAGTGAAAACTAATTGATCTGTAGTTGCCTCTTTTTCATAAGAAGTAATACCACTAAACCCTCTTATGCATCCAGTAAAGGAAAAAGAGGTTTTGGCAGTATATGTAATAATCTCATCATTAATTTTTAACAACCCATAGGTATCAGGAAATCCCTCTGTACCTTTGGGGGATTGTACCGCGTCTACTTCAATGGTAGTGTCATCATACCCTAGTGCAGTGTCTAAAACGACACTATCTACCACATGAGTTAACTCACTTATCTTAATATATTCATCAATGTTCTGAATAAGATCAATGGGTGCTCCTTGAAATTCCTGAGCAATATAATATTGCTTTAAAAAGTCAGAAATTAACGGAAACTCCTCCTTTACATAGGACGGGAGTTGGTTCTGAACAATGTTACTAAATTGAATCCTCTTTTCTGCCATTTTATGATCTTACTAGAGTCCCGTTGTGATAACTTGATGTAACAATGTAATTTGATGCTGCTGGATCTAATCCTGACGAAATTTCATCAACTATCATTTCAAAATTACTATTACTAATATCTAGTTGTAAATAAAGATCCTGTAATCCGATAACATCATTGGATTTAGGACATGCAGATATCTCAATGATAGTCTGACCGTCTTTCACTTTGCCTGATAAAATATTAACAGGGTTAATAGTAACAATACCACTCTTATAATTTATGGTACCAACATTCCTCCTTATAATGGAAGGAGTAGTAGAATTAGGAGTAGGAAGACTAAAGAAAAATAAATTTCCCGTAATTCCATCTTGATTAGGAAGATCGGAAAGGTAAATATTTCCGTTAACCCCACTTATCTGGAATGGTGATGATTTAATGTTATATCCATTAACATCTTTAATATAAAATGCATTACCAAACCCAATAGTATATTCAGCAAACGTATTCAGTACACATCTTAAGTCTCTTCTCATTTGAAGAGTGGTAATATTGGATGTAACTGCCTCAGAACTCTCATCAATGACTTTTAAGAACTTACTATACTTAAATCTTGCACCATAACGATTCAATTCAGTAGATTCGGCATATTTGGTAGCATTATTTTGAACCAAAGTCGAAACATCTGCCGCAGAAGGTGTTAAATTACTATTATAATAGATTTTTGAGTCAACTTCAAGATAAAGATACTTCAAATCAAGTATTTCAGGAACAATTCCTGCTACTGCATACTTTTTAAGTTTGGTTTTGATATTTTGCTTGATCAAATTGGGTAAAAAGTCCCCAGTTCGTGGTTTTATGCTAATAAAGACTTTACCATACTGTGGAGGAACCAATTCTTCCCCTCCAAAAACAGAAATTGACTCTGTTTCAGGATAAATCTTTGCAGGAATTAGTGTTTCATAATCATTTGCTGTTAAACAACGATTTTGGGAAGCATAAATGCGTGGTGCAAACTTTTTAACAGATTCTACTGTCTCAATTGTCTCTCCACCACCAGATTGTAGTCCAGTAGTGACCAAAGAGATGCCAGAAGTAATTGTATAGTTAATAGAATTGCGTGTATACTCTAAATTTCCAGCAAATGTGAATTCTCGCACTCCATTTCCACTAGCACCACTAGAAACTAGGTAAGTTGCAGTAATAAAATTGTTTTCTTCTAGGGATTTTCCAAAAATACCGTCACCAAAGAAGATTTCATACTTTTCATCTTCAATTTCTTGAATATAAAAGGCTTTAGATTGCGAATCAATATCAAAAAGACTATCTTGAAGAGAATATTTGGTTTCAGTAGTTGCCTGTTGGTTATTTTTAACTGTAACGGTCAATAAACTAGTATCAATTCCAGAATTTCCTAAAATAAATCTTTGATTTGCTTGTCGAGAGGAAAATGTGAAACTATTTGTTAAAATACTACCTTCATAAACAGAAATTTCATCAAAAGTAGCAACACCATCGACTACTGGAACAGTAATATCACTAATAATTGAAAAAACAAAGGACTGATTACCAAAAGTTCCCGATGTTGCACACACAGGACCCTTTTTAAGGGTTAGTGAAGCAGGAGAAGGGGAAATATTAGTAGTATCAACGAAAAAACTAATGTTTGCAACTGCTGCTTTACGTGATCGGGGTACATAACCTATGTTACGTGCTAAAGAAACAACGTTTTCTCTTAAAGTAGCACTATCAATGAAGACTTCATTAGATACCATGTTGGCATTGTATGAAGTGATGTAAGTATTATATGCCAACAAGTCAATTATTGTTGAAAGGTTAGACCCTTCAAAGTCATAATCGGTAAAATTGGAGTTTGCTTTCAGATAATCTGTAAGCGTTATTTTAACCTGGTCAAAATCCAGGTCTGAAAAATTGACTAATGGCATTTTATCTTGTTGGTTGCAACGCGAATTGTAATTCTTGTGGAGGAATTTCAGAACCTATGATTTCATAAGTAATGATTACATCAAATTGATTATTATCGAAATTAGGAAATGCTTCCACATCCAATAACTCCACCCTGGGTTCATAATTTCTAATAGATTCTTTAATTTCATCGACAATAACCGATGCAGTTATGTCGTCTATGTTTTCAAATAGCACTTTTGAAATTTTAGATCCAAAGGTTGGTTGAAAAAACTTCTCTCCAGGTAGAGTAAAGACAATATTTCTTACTGAACGTGCAATTGCGTTCTCGTTCTTAATGGCAATAAGGTCACTATTCAGGGGATTAGCCTGAAATGTCATACTAATATCCTTAAAACCTCTACTAATCCGCTCTACTGGCATTTATACTATGAGAATATTAGTTATTTATTAAGACTAATTACTAAAATTCTGCAGAAGGTATTACATCGGCGTCATAATCCAATCCTTCCCAGAATTCTTCGTCTTCTTTCCTTTCATAAAGGTCGTTTACTGTCTTATTATCTTTCTTTTTAGGTGTTTGAATATCATTTGCTATTTCTCTAAGCATTTTCTTTTCCATGATCCTTACCTGTCTACAAAAAAAGGACTCCTTCGAGTCCCTTTTATTTATTTTCCTTGTCCTCGGTACTTTTTTTGAGCACCATTACGAGAGGTCGCGGCGTGTTTAGTATGTTTGCCCGTTCCTTGACGAGTTTTCTTCGGGGTGGTTTCCACATATTCTGTAGATCCCCATGCCCCTTGTTTAGTCTTAACTGCCATTTAACGTCCCCTGCCGCTATGTTGTTGATGACCGCCGGATTTAATGTCGGTCTGATTAGGTGGTCCCCCTTTGGAACCTTTTGTACTTTTTGGTTTCTTTCCTTTACCAGGTTTTTTATCACCCATAAGTTACTCCTTATATAATACGAGTTTTTTCGTGCCCTACACGAATACGTGGATCACACCAGATGTCAAATCCTTTATCGATTGCATCGAGACAGAAACTAACGTCTTCCCCACACATATCTTGAACCGCACCAGATTCAAAGACTTGCATCTTTGGAGCAAACCAAGGATATTCAAGTTGTTCAAAGACACCCTTCTTAATAAGAACCCAACCGAACCCAGTATAGTCTACTGTGAAAGGCTTCTTTCTTTTCGAGATACTTTCAACGGTTTCGTGATTCATAACACCCCCGTTCTTGCGGAAGTCTTCTTCTTCTAACCAGTGTGCAACTGAGGTAGTAACACCATCTTCTGTAGCATACCAACCACCAACGATCTCTTTCTCTTCTTCACCTGATCCTTCAGCAGGGAATGCCATGTCGCAGAGTGCCCAGAACTTGTTAGCATCAAAGACAATATCCGAGTCAATCCAAAGTTGGTAATCATACTTAAGCTTACCGTCCCATGGAATCTGCTTCGGTCCCCTTAGAACATTTGCTCCGAGACACTTGCATCTTGCAAAGTTAACCATAGATGAATAGTCCTGGGATATCTGGATAGACATACCACTCTGAACCATATCAAAGCATAACTGCACAAAATTTTTCAGGAAGATGTAAGAACATCCACGCCCTGGAAGACAAAATACAATTGTCTTTCCTTTCATTCTTGCTTTAATCGCAGGTACATCCCATTCTTCTGCTTCTTTTTTCTTTGCGGGACGTGGTGCTGCTTTAACAGTAAATCCTTTTGCCATAATTGTTTAATTACCTTCAATTCAATTATACTCGATAATTATGTATAAGTCAATAACTTGGCTCCCCCGGTGGGTCTTGCCAGGTAACCGAACCTCCGCCTCCCCCAATACCTGCAGGAATCTTCTCATATGATAAATCATCCGTTGTATAATCAGTCTTCATTAATCCTACCATCCCCTGTAGTTCTGCCCATTTTTCTTTAAACTCACCTTCATTCAGACAATTATAAAGACACTGCCCTTTGGCATATATGTGATATACTTCTGAATCCCCGGTGATGTTCTGTGTAAAACCTGACAAACCTTATACCTCCTGGGGCGATTTTTTTATATATTTAGTTTTTATTTCCTGAATTATATACACCCAAAAACCCCAAGAATCAAAAGGGTAATCAGTCCACTTTTTTTCTTGGGGGATTTTTTTTATCTTTGTTGTTCTAGAAATCACTTGGACGTACCCACTTTTGTAGGTTAGGGACTTATCGGTTTTTATAAACGGGCAACGCGACGCGGCACGTTAACAACGAAGGGGCATAAACACTGTCCAAACGACTGTTACTTAACCATCATAACATACACTGTGGTTTGTGTCAAGAACTGTATAACCACTATGTAATACTTAGTAATGTAATAAGAAAGGGCAGACTGTTAAGAACTGCCCATTACGGTTTGTGTTACTCAGAG